GTTGGTCTTCCAAGTGGCAAGCCACCCCTGACCCTTGACTCCTTCGCCATCGGCAATGGCTTCCTTGATGGCGATTGCCATCTCCTTCAGCGCGGCATCGGCAGCCTCTGCCTCTGCCTTCGCTTCAATGTAAAGCCGTGCGATGTGATCCAGCTGCGGATCAGCCACGGCGTAGGTATTGCTGCTCTGCGGCTTGACTTCAGCGAGCGTGTCGCTGTCGTTGCCGGTCAGAGGTGGCGGAGTCTTGGACTGCACCAACTCGCGGAATAGGACGGCCTTGTCAAACAGTTGCGTCTGGTAGACAGGGTCAGCCTCCAGACGCTCAATGCGGAACACCAAGCCAGAAAGCAGCACGGCGACATCGCAGTACGACGCGCCAGTGATGAACATCTGCCACTGCACCTGGTCGACATACTCAGGTGGCACTGGGTACAACTGCCAGCGGCTGCTCGTTGAGGTCTTGATCTCTACGAGACCGTCGGTGTCGCCAACGATGGTGCGGTCCAACGATGCCATCGCCCAGGGATGCTCCTTCAGGCGAACAATCCCATTTGACTTTCGCAGCTTCTTGCCAGTCTCGGCGGTGTAATAGTCGGCGACTGCCTGCTCTAGCAGTTGACCGCGCTGTGCGGCTGCGCCGACTTCCTGCTCACCGACCTGACCAGTCAACTCTGCCCAGAGTCGGTACGCCGTCTTGTACGGCGATGTTCCGTTGATGGCGGTGATACCGGTGGCGGTGATGCCGCCCTTCCGCATCTCGAACCACTCTGGACTCCGCTGCGGTGCGGATACAAACTCAAAGCGCTTGCTCATTGTGTCCTCCCAAATACTGGCTGGCTCTTAGCGATCTGAATCAACAGCGCCCAGCAGACGCCGCAGATCTGATCGCGCTTCTGTGTTGACTTGGTCTTGACTGGACCTTTGCAGTAGGCGCACCTCATCGTGAGACCAACTTCCAGACCAACACGGCCAGTACCCAGACTGCCATCACGGCAACCGTGTAGCTGAATCGCTGACGATTGTGAGCCTCTCGCTCTAGACGCTCATAGTCGCTGAGAAAGTGCGGCCGCACGACCATCTTTGGGGTGGTCTTTCGGTTGATCTTCACAGCACACCGCCCACGACCAACACGACGATGATCGATGCAACAAAGATCACAAAGGCTGCAATCTCTGGGATGCTCGGCATCTCGGTGTATTCACGCAGACCTGCAAAGTCCGACTTAGGTCGGTTGCGATTGTCCGGTGTGCGCGGATCGTAGTACCGCGTTCCCTTGCCGCCAACGACGCGGCTGAATGTCTGTGGGTTCCTCTTCACCTTGACCTCCTAATCCAGCAGAGCCGAATGGCTCATTCCTCACTGGCAGGAGCAGCATACGCTCAACGGCAACCAGCCGTCAACCCCACGCGCACAACTTGTGGTGTGAATATGTTTTATTCATGGTGGATAGTCCCCTGGGTGGAGGAGGAGCCACCCAGGGGAAGCCGCCTAGGACGGCTGTGTCAAGTCCTCTTTTGCAAACTCCACCAGCAGCTTGAGGCAGATGCGGCAGATCTTCAGGTCAGCAGACTCGACCTCCCAGACACGCGCTCGGACTTCACAGACAGCGCAGGTGTCGAATGGCTTGGCGACCTTGACTGGCACGATTTACTTGTGAGGGCCGTTGCCGTTGGCGATCTCTGCCTTCGCCTTGCCGATACCGAACTTGGGATCGTCAGGGTTGAGGGCGCGCACGATGACTTGAAGGCAGGCTGCGATGGCACCTGCAAAGATCATATCCGCCTGGTCAGCGTCTAGGCGCGTGATCTGGGAGCCGCTCGCCAAGGCGATGGCGAGTCCAGTGCCGAGACCTGTACGGAGCGCTTCGATCAGCATCTCGTCAATGCCGGTATTGGCGACGATCCAACCGAGCGATGCCGCAGCCTTGGCGCGCAAGCCTTTCTTGCCGTTGCTTGCCTTCGCAGCTTCGACGAGCGCGCTGAAGGCTTCCTTGCCCTTGTCATCCCAGTCAACGCGCTGGAGGGCCGCCTCAGCGTCGGCGATGACGGCGGCTGTCTTAGTACCCTTTGCCATTGGAACCTCCTTAGCGTGGCTGGTTGGTGCCTGTACGACGATTGTAGGAGCAGGTGCAGGTGCGACCGCTGGCGCTACCACAGGAGCAGGCACGACCACAGGGGCTGCGACTGGCGCAGGAGCGGCGACTTTGCCTGGGTGGGTGACGATGAGCAGGCACTTGTAGTCGACTGCAACCTTCTTTGCCTTGACCTTGCTGTTGGCGATCTGGCACAGCTGCGCCTCTGTGACCGGCACGCCGTACTTCTCAGCGGCGACCTTCTCGTCACGTGTCGGACACGCCCACTGCCAACCGTCAACAGGGTCATAGCCTGCGCTTGTCATATGGCCGTAGCCCTCGGTCACCTTCTTAGGATCGGTCTTGGTCCAGTAGCGCTTCCAACCGTCGTGCCACTTGCTGATTGGTACGCCTGCTGGGTAGCCGATAGGCTGCTGCACCCAGACCATAAGCGCAGCGCCACCCTTAGCTGCGGCGACTGCGTCTTCCCACGACTTCGCGTATCGAGCCTTGCCGCCGAGTACGGCAATGGTCTGCGCGGCTTCTTTCAGCGAGCCGCCAGCGTCGCTGATCCCCTGCTTGTCCTTGCGACCTGTCGCCTTCTCGAATGCGGCGACTCCCTGAGCAGCGGTGTAGTCCACGGTGTAGCCAGAAGCCCACGAGACTGCGGCCGCGCAGGATGACCAGGTGCAGTCATCTAGGATCTGCTTTGCGCCTTTGAGTTGCGCCTCTGCGTCGGCGTAGAGCTGCGACTTGACCTTGTACTTCACGTTGCGTTCTCCTTCTTGATCAGGACGGCAAGAGCTCGACCGGCTGCGTCAAAGTCCAGCGCGGCGCTGACAGGGAATCCTTCCGTGCAGCCCTCTGAGTAGTCGTTGCCGTCTTCGCCCTGCTTCCAGAGCGTGCCGCCAAAGGCGCTGTTCTCGGTGTTCAGTACGAGAGCCACCCACTCACCTGGCGCGGTATTGATCCGTGTCCAACCCTGATCGTGGATCTGCTCAATGTGATCTGCTGCGCTCATTATTCCTCCATCCACCTAAGTGGTCCTGTGACAAGCCAGATGATTGTCAGCCCACCGAATAGCGTCGCCATCGTGGACTGCGTGTCGCCCTCTGGCAGAACAACGACAGCAAAGAGCAAGCCTAGGATCGTCCAGGCTCCGCCGACTAGGTCAATGATAATCCGCTTGATCACTTGTCTGCCTTTCTGGCTGCACTTGCAGCTGCTGCGCTGGCTGCGGTCGATGCTGCGGCGACGGCCGCGCTGGCTACCTGACCGATGATGATGGCGATGGCGACCGGCGCAGCCTTCTGCTTCTCGACCGGAGAGAGATCCTTGCCGAGATTGGCGATGGCTTCTACAGCCTGCGAGACGGTCTCTGCCACTGCGGCTGCCGCCTCTCCGACTGCTTCGCTCACTGCCGCGATTGTCTCACCAACGACCGCTGCTGCTTCTTCTGCAATGTTATCTGGTGAGGCACTCGGTGAAGGCGTTGGCTCCACGCTCGGCTCAGGTGTCGGTGTTGGTTCTACTGACGGTTCAGGAGTAGGTACAGGAGTGGGAGTAGGAGTAGGGGTGACTGTCGGAGTAGGAACTGGCGACGGCTGGGGCGTGGCCGACGGCTGGGGTGTGGCAGTCGGTGTCGGTTCTGGGGTTGGTTCAACACTTGGCGACTCACTTTCTGTAGGGGTTGGGGTAGGCTCTGGCGATGGAGTTTCTGATGGACTTGGTTCTGGCGTTGGCTCAACAGATGGCTCTGGGCTTGGCTCTGGTGACGGCTGTGCGCTTGGCTCTGGCGTTGATAGCGCGCTGGTAGTCAGCCACTCAGTCGGAACGATGCCGTAGCCGCTCGGCGATCCGTAGTCCAGGCGCGCACACGCGGCACCGCCCCACTCGAACATCCAGATGTCGAGCGCGTAGGACTGTCCTGCAACGAGCTGCGAGTAGCCCTCATTCGGTCCAGACCAGTGACCGCCGCAGCCGTGGAAGTTCCAGTCATCAATCGTCAGCACGCCGTCAAGCGTCATCCTCCAGCCATCGTCGCTCCAGTTGAGGAACTCCCACTGGCCGCTCTCTGGCACCGTCAGCCACCCTGTGAAGTTGATGACGAAGAAGTCACCTGGGCAGCCCTCTGCCGGTGGAGCGCCACCCCAGTCGTAGTCGATGTTTGGCACCACGGCGGAGTAGCACGCCGCGCTTGTCGGTGGCGTGACCCACGGCTCGAATGGCCACGACATCTCTGGGTAGACCGTCATCGTCACGCCCTGCTGCGGCAGATCCTCAGCGCGCACGATGGGCAGGAAGATGAGCGTGCTGAAGATGATCCCCAAGAGTGGGAAAGCGGCGCGCTTCACTTGCTGAGTAGTACTGCGATGATTGGAACTAGCACGCTGAACATCAGCGCCCCACCTACAACCAATCCTCCTTTGATCCTGTCCAGATCAGAGCGCACCTCATCGAGCTTCGCCGAATGCGAGTCCAGGCGCTCGATCAGTTGGTCAATCTGCCGTGGGGTCATCGTGACTCCAGTGCAGCGATGCGGCGCTCTGCGTCTTCTAGTCGAGCAAGCAGCGCCGCTGTGATCGCGTTCCAATCAATCGCCAATGGAAGTCCATCAGCATCGTATTCAACAGCACAATCAAGTCCGGCCTCTTGAACCTCTTCGGCGATCATTCCGAGCAGGCGCTTGTTGTTATCTACTTCGTGCTTGCTGTTGAAGTGTCGAGCCTTCAGGCGCTTGGCCGCTGCAAGTGTTTCTGCGTCAACATCTTCAATATTGTCCTTCCATCGTCGTGATGAAGTAGAGAACAGAATCGCAGAACCAGTCGCAGCGGTTGCCCTCAGATTTGCCGCAGAGCCAGTCGTTGAATAAGCGCCAATGTAAAGAGCGCCACTCACTGATGTTTGTGATCCGTTATCGTCAAGATAGCGAGAGACCTGCGACCCAGGATAGAATCTGTCAGCGACAACATTGGCATAGGCGCTCTGGTCGGCGCTCAACATATCAATACGAGCAACCCCAGAACCAGCTCGAATAGCGCCGCCAGTTGTGCCATCGCCCAAGACAATGATGGCGTTGTTAGCAGCAGCGCCTGTCTTGATGCTGATCGGATATGCATCGCCAGTTGCTGCTTCGATCTTCAGTACATTGCTCGTGCTGCTAATGCGCGAAGGTGCGAACGATGCTGAAGATGTGTCGGTGATGTAGAGGCCCTGATCGCCACGGTGCAGGCGGATCTCTGAGATGTCCTGCGTTGTCGTTCCTGAAGTCGTACCAGTTGTTGCGATAGTCAAGGTCACATAGATGAAGGCTGCGTCAGCCGGTGCAGCAGAGTTTAGCGGCGTGGTGTCAACCGATAGCAGCGTTGCACCTGTGCTAGTCGTCTTGGTGTCGCCAGTGCCTGTCGCTGTGAGGTCAGATGTCGCCCAAGCGTAGGCAAGCGTAACGCTGAAGTTTGTTCCGGTTCGCGTGCCAAGGAAGGCTTCAGGGATAAAGACAAAGGCACGGTCGCGGCTTGCTGGCACTGGGATGTAGCGCGTGATCTTTGCGCTCTTGCCAGTGCCTGTTGAATTGGCAATGCTCCAACGCAGCACGCTGCTAGATCCAGAGCTTGCATCCGTCACGATGGCGCAGGTGATCGCACCTGCGCTGTTCACATCCGTAAAGGTCCAGTACGGCAGTGGGTTCTCGTCAGTGATCGTTGCGTCTGCCTCATCCGGCGGAATGGCGAAATCGCCATTTTCGCATCCG